TTATAGATTTTAGTTATAGTACAGTATCAATGACACTTATATCTGTACAAGAGTTCTGGCTACGCTTTGGAGAACAATACAAACTACGACAACAAATTAAGAAACAGTTCGAACACTATTTAGACCCTAGGCAGGTACAAAAACTACAAGACGATCCTAGTATTTTAAAACTAGGAGGCCAGAAAAAAAATTGCACATTTTTATTTACAGACGTTAGGGGGTTTACAAACCTATCTGAGAAGTTAACACCCGAAGAAGTAACTGAGATAATGAATAAAGTATTAACAAAACAAGTTGAGTGTATCCAGGCCCACGGCGGCATGGTAGATAAGTTCATAGGCGACGCATGTATGGCCATCTTTAACTCCCCCCTAGATTTAGATGAACATGAACAACGTGCTGTCGCCTGTGCCCAGGACATGCGTACAGCAATAAAAGCGCTGCAAGAAGAATTACCTGAACCTGTTGCAATAGGCATAGGTGTAAATACAGGTGAAGCTGTAGTTGGTAATATGGGTAGTGACACAAGGTTTGATTATTCGGCTATAGGAGATGCAGTAAATACTGCTGCAAGATTAGAGAGTGCAACCAAAGAAGCTGGTGTAGATATATTAATTGGAGAACGTACAGCGTGCAAGGTTCCAGGATCGCTTTTACACGATACTATAAAAGTAAAAGGTAAAGCCAAAGCTTTGAAGGTGTATACTATATAAATGGCTAGGAATTATAGAAAAGAATACGACAACTACCAGGGTAAACCTGAGCAAAAGAAACGTCGTGCTATGAGAAATAAAGTTAGACGAGAGCTAACAAGAACAGGAAAAGTTAAAAAGGGAGATGGTAAAGATGTACACCATAAAGATGGAAACCCTATGAATTTTAAAAAATCTAACTTAGCAGTAAAAAATAAGTCAAAAAACCGTTCTTTCGCCAGAAATAGCAAAGCGGGCAAAAAATGACCTCACAGAATAACGCAGGACGCGTTTTGTTGGGGTAACTAAAGCCATAGGTCCAAAAAGATTAATAATCGCCTGGGGGGCTTGTACGTGCGTCAGACACAGTTTCTTCTTTTTCGAGCGTTTTTACTAACCTATTTAGGTACCATTGGGCTTTTAAGACATCTTGTAGTCCTTTTTTAGCCTCATAGCGCCACATGTACTTCTGAATGTTACCTTTTAAGTAACCTTTAAAAGCATCAGGTGTCATACTTTCTTCTATTGCATCAATACATTCAATGTTGCCACTGTTATAGTGGGGTGGGTGATTAACATAATCAGTCATCTATCTCTTCTCCTATACAAACTTCAACTATTTTTTTTACATAATTTGAAAAGGACATACTGTTTTGATCAAAGTCTAATCTTTTTACTACGGTTTTATCTACGTCATGAGATAAGTACACGGCAGATTTAGACCCAAAGACCCAAAAGGCAAGTATCTTATTGTTTTGATGTAATCTTAATACTTCCCTTTGTTGTAGGGTTAAGTTTATTTTTATATCTGTTTTTGGATTTTTAGGAAGGTCTTCCTGGTATTTGTATTCTACAAAGCAATGGTTTTTTGGACCAGCGTAGAATGCATCGGGGACACCACCGTGGTACGGATCAAATATCTTCCAACGGTAGATTGATTTTGGCAAAGCCTTGTGGACTTTGTTTATGAACTCCTTTTCACGCACATAAGAAGTATAACGCATGTGGGCCTACGACGCAAAACGTCGCAGCCCACTTGCACGAAAGTTAACTTGCGTTGTTAACAAAGGTATTGTTATAAAAGATTTCTACTTTATCGTAGGCTTCTTTCTTTAACCAACCAACGGGTTCAATGTCGATATTGACCCAAGTACCTTTAGCATTGCTTTGTGGTACTGAGGACATTCTCCACATATATGAGAACCTGTTAACTTTCCCCCCTAGTTTTAGCAACTGGACATTCCAGTCTCTAGAAACTTTGAGTTTAGATGACGCACAATCAAACAGAAAAGGTATATCAGATACCTCTTGTGTTTCTTCATCCAGACGCAACAACGTGTGTATATGCGTTTGTGTGATGTCATGCTTGTCAACATCTAAGCTATTGTCGGCAAGATACTGTTCAGCATCAGCTCTAGCTGGGAAGTTACCCACTAAGCCTCCACCTTCAGTTCTCTTTCTCCAGACAACGTACTCTTCTTTGAAGTGAGTATTAACTACGATAAGAGATGAACCATAGTTTTCGCCAGTCACAGTGTTAATAAAGTCGCCTTCTTTGGCATCCTTTATATATTCACTATGGTTTGGGTCTACTTCGTTATTCATCTTTTGAAGTAATTTTACTCTAGGAACCGAGATGTGTTCTGATGTTACATTCTGGTTACCCATACCTGATCCCTCTTTGATGTGAGCGGGCATCGTGCTCGTTACTATACTTATATCGTTCGACATTTGTTTTTCCTCCATCGTTATTCGATATTCGTTAATATTAAGTTGACCTGAAATTAATTCGAGTCAACTCCCTATCGGCAACTCCTGGTACAGGTGTACCAAGTGCTACCTTTTCCCTATATGCAGTAGCGGATACACGCCTATGCAACAGCTCAAACTCACCAGTTTCAGCTACGTGTTGCTGTAGCGCATCCCAATCCTGCACGTCAGGTACAATCTCATTTTTAAGTGAGATCGTTCGACCTCCATTAGAAATCTTGTCGAGTCCTTCTTCAGTCATTCTAATAGCGATCTGACCCTCAAGCTCTCGCTTAAGTGTGTTCAGTTCTTTTTCTTGTGCTTGTAGGTCTTTAATACCATCTCGCACTGTGCCATATTCGGCTAATAAGTCATTAAGTTTCTTTGCCATGTTTTACCTCCTGTAAGATATGTAGCAAGTTTTCCATTCGCCCTAGCTTAGTATTAAGCTTCTTATACACTTCGGGCTCCCAAGTGTTTTTTGCCTGTATCAATATAGTTTCAGTCTTTTGTGTTTGACCTGCTCTATAGATACGTTGGTTAAACTGTTGATAATGTTCTGCGTTGTACGTGGGCGAACACCAGATGACGGTGGCCGCACGTGTAAGCGTAAGTCCATGAGATGCTGATTGTGGATGACACAATAACATTTGTATTTGTCCAGCTTGAAAACGTTCAACTATATCTTTTCTTTTTTCAGCTGGAACTGAGCCATCAATAACTGCATAACTAACACCTTGGTTTTCTGCTAGTTCTACAAGAGCATCACGTTCGTGTCGCCAGTTAAATGCTACTAGGCTATGCGCACGTTGTTGTACTAAAGTCATGACTATGTCGTATCTTTCTTGATGTATAAACTGTACAAGACTGTCTTCGTCATACACTGCGCCTGTAACAAGCTGCAGTAGCTTCTTGACACGAGCACCTGCGTGTATAGCGTTGACTGTGCCTGATTTGGTATACAACACAGAATCATTAGCTAATAAGTTGTACTGTTTCTGTACTTGTGGTGTTAGAGTTGTATTGATTGTTCGTGTTATGTTGTCAGGTAAGTCCATACATTCGTCCAAACCATAACGTATAGTTATGTCAGATAATCTATTTGCGACAGCATCTTCAGCCCCTGGTTTATCTATCCACTCATTAGCAAAACCATTGAATCGTGGTGTACATACTTGTGATCGGAACTGAAAGAACCGTGCACCCAAACGCTCGCCGTCATCGACAAGGTATGCTGGGTGCCAAAGGTCTAATATAGTATTACTATTAGGAGTACCAGACATGGCAATCCTATTAGTAAAGTGTGGGATAATATCTTTGAGATTTTTGCTACGTTTAGCTGTTCTATTTTTGAAAGCTGTAAACTCGTCAATAACGATTGTATTGAATTGCTTACAATATTGTGTATTTTTGCGTAAGAAGTTAACAGCTTCGAAGTTAGTGATGACCATGTCAAGGTCATTTTCTTTAAAGATTTTTTCTCTGTTTTTGGCATATGCTACTCCATATTTTATATCAGGTTGAAATTTATGTATGTCTTCAACCCACGCTGCTTCCAATATTGAAAGTGGCGCTAAGACTAATGTCTTACCTCCAAGTATAGCATGTGCATCTAAGACTGCACGTGTTTTGCCCGTACCTGGGTCTGAAGTTATCATACATTTTGGGTTTGCTACTATGAAATTAGTAGTCTTTTCTTGGTGGCTATAAGCCTCTGGTATAACGTTCATCGTTCCTCCGTTCTTCGTTAATTGTTATTCGTTAGTCGTTAATACTATTGTATCACGGGTTGGACCATTCGCAAATAGGGTGTTCACCCTTTCCATACGAACACCATTTACAGTTGTAACTGCTAGGGTTCGGCGGGAATGTAGTTGCGGTGGTCATGGTAATAGCTCTATCGTGTAACTTGGGCATGAAGACCATAGCTTCGTCCCTTGTATACACTTGTTCTAGAGTTGTACCATGGTCGAGATACCATATTTCTGTTTTAGCTATCTCTAATTCTGGGTATCTAAAAAAGCTACCGATTGCGTAAACAAGAGCTTGTTGGCTATGAGCAATTTCATTGCCAAAAGCTTTACCTGTTTTGTAATCTATAACTCTTGCTGATGATTCTGATTCATGTACGAAAGCGTCTAGTTTGATACGACCCCACGTGTCAGGTGACAACCAGCCAGTTGTTTCCCAACCGATTGTAAAACCCCAATCACCTTCTAACTCTACTTTTGCGTCTACATACATTTCTCTTAGTTGTTTGAATTGTGATGTAAATTTTTTGAGTGTATCAGGTAGTTCGCCTAGCTTACCAGATACATAGTCTTCAGCTTGTTTGTGTATTTCCGTGCCTCGTGCCGCTGCGGGGCCGAAGTCTTCGGATACTTTTTTTACTTTAGCTATGTATGAGCGATAAGCACAGGCTTCAAAAGTTTTTAAGGTCGAGTACGACCAAGCTGGGATGTACCCTAGCTCTATGTCTTCCGTGACCTCAACCGTTGAGATTAGGTCGGGTCGCTTGGTGTTCTTCGTCTCCATTGATTAATCCCAAGTCCCTCTCATCAAAGTGTTCGTTTACTAGTTCGTTCCTTGTATTATTGTCTATTTTCCAAGCTAACACAACTCCACGTGGTATCCCAGCGTTACGATCTTTGCTGACACGTTTACGTGCGGTTTTTATATTTAGCCTGGACATACGTTTTGCGAACTCACGTTGTGATATGGTGTTACGGCTATCAGTCATAGCATCATATACAACTTTAAAGTGGGCTAAAGGTATAACTTGTTCTTGATCGGATTTTGCTATCCAATCTTTTACATACCTTTGTGCTGTACTTATACCACCAGCGTCGAATGTGTTTGTAAGAGGTATATCTAATACATCTGTAAAATATTCTAGGTTGCGTATACGTATTGCATTTGCAAATTCTTCTAATATAGACATAGATACTTCTTTCATTTCTTTCTTCGCATCGTTTTCTAAAGCTGTATGAGCCATTCGTGCGTCTACATTGAAACGCTGCAGTATACCTGACACGACATATAGTTCTTGTTCTAGTAGTTCTATGTTTTCTATAACATCTTTGTGTGCAACTTCTAGTTTTGTCTCCTGTCTAGGTGCCACGTTATATCTTCTGTCGCTGTCTTCTATTTTGACTGCATCTGCTCTATTAGTTAGAAAGATAAAGTTCGTGAAAGACGGCAGCTCTATCTGGTTTGTACGCATTGCTCTAATTGTTAGTGTGGGTTCTGTTATTTGGTGTTTTAGCTTGTCAGCCATTTTACCTACAGAACCTGAATCTGCCATACGAAATTCATCTACTATAAGAAACAGTGCTGTTCTCATATATAAGTTGAATTGTTCTTCTATATTTTCTAACGAACGCATTGGTGTTTGTTGTTCACCGAATAATGGTTTTAATATTTTGTGTGTAAACAATCCTTTACCTGTGCCAGGAACGCCCGTAAATATCCATGCGGTCATAGTTTTACGCTTGTTCTGGTAGATGTACGCGAGCCAATTAATAAAATGTTCGAACTCTGGTTTGCCATCGCCAAGTATGTGCATGACTAACTTATAAAAATTGGGTGCAACATTTGCCATCTCAATCGCTTCTCCGTACGAAAGTTCTTTTACATTTTCTTCGGGGCTCATCATGTACGAAGTTTTTCTAAATAAGTTTACGTAGTAGGGGATTTCTTCCAGCTGTACCCCTTTGTCATTGCTAGGATCAAAAATGACCCTGGCATCAGGAATATAATCAGCGTTAGGACGCCCGTGAGAACGTAAGAAATCGTTGACCGAACTTTTGTTAGTAGGTGTGAGTGGGTACTCATCGTCGAATTGTTGTTTTGTTTCATCAAATACTCCATTAAAATATGTGTCTGTGAAGAAATCACGTAACACTATAGGTTTCTTTTTAGTTTCGCTGTCTATCTTATCGGCGAAAATTTCAAATATACTTCTGTAAAAATCTG